AAGAGATTGAATACACAGAGGATCAAAAAGATCTACTACAGGATGCCAGTTATTAAACTATGAAATCATATAATGTAATCGATGATCATTTAGATCAAGATTATTTTGAACATATACAAAACGAATTAAACAAAGCGTGGTGGTCATTACAGGAAGAAGTTGCCTATCATGGTGATCCTGATTCTATAGATGAAGCATTTTACTTTGTTCATCCTATCTTTGAGAATAATAGACCAAAGAGTGATATGCATAATGTTTTAGAACAGTTTTATCATTCAATTGGTGTAAAGGCACTTATAAGAACAAGAGCAATAATGTATATGAATCAAGGTAAGCAGATTGTACATAGTCCTCATGTTGATATGCATTACTCACATAATGCTGCATTGTTTTATATGAATGATAATGATGGTTTTACATTAATGGCAGATGAAGATGTAGAGATTAATGCAAAACAAGATGAAGATTTTAAATCGCCCATAGAGTTTTCTCGTAAGGGTGGTGGAGATATCTTTCAACAACAGAATATGGTTGTAAGTAAAAGAAATAGATTATGTGTTCATGATGGTTCAAGACCTCATTGTAGTTCAACCCCTACAAATACAAAGAAAAGAGTATTAATTGCAGTGAATTATTTCTAATGGTAGAAGGTAACTTAATTGAAACGTTTGCAATAGCACCTGTTGTTGCATATCAATGGGATGGAGATATAGAATCTATCTTTAAATATATTCAGACATTAGATTATGATCAAGAGGTCAATGGTAACTGTAAGAGTGTAAATCGTTGGATTTTAGATGAGAAGGAGTTTTCTGTTCTACAAGAATGGTTTAAAGAATGTATTCAAGATTATGCAGAGAAGATAGTAAATACAAAGAATGAGGTTACGATACAGAATTCTTGGGTAAATGTAAATAAACCAGGTCAGGATTTACCTGCTCATTTTCATAGTAATAGTTTTCTAAGTGGTACGTTTTATATTGCATCAGAAGAAGAACATGGTTCTCCAATACGTTTTCATAGTCAATTAAAGAACTTTAGTTATTCGTTTGAAGATCAGATAATGGATACTTCAGAGTATAATCCATATCTTTGTACAACTCGTGATGTAGCATCTATACCTGGTTCTTTAGTTTTATTCTCAAGTCAATTAGTACATAGTGTGCCTCAGAATCGTTCAGAATATAATCGAGTTAGTTTATCTTTTAATACCTTTCCTAAACTACCATTTGGTGGTGATCTAATACTTAACAATATACGAGGGTAATACCCGAACTTCATTGACGTTATAAGTAAATTGATGTATAATATTATGGTAATTACATAACGTTATGGGAAAAGGATTTACAGTTAAAGCGAAATCTCCCGTTGTCAAGAAAGAACCTGAGTTCGATTATGATAAGGCAAAGGAGATGGTCAAGGGGAAGACAGTCGTATTCTGTTTGCCTGGTAGAGGAGTATCATATCAATTTTTAAAGAGCTTTGTACAAATATGTTTTGATCTGGTACAGAGTGGAGCAAGTATCCAAATCTCTCAGGATTACTCATCAATGGTCAATTTTGCACGATGTAAGTGCTTAGGTGCAAATGTACTTCGTGGTCCTGATCAGAAACCTTGGGACGGACAGTTACCATATGATTATCAACTATGGATCGATAGTGATATTGTGTTTAACACTGAGAAGTTCTGGCAGATAGTTCTTATGGATAAGGACATCGCTGCTGGTTGGTACTGCACAGAAGACGGCAAAACCACCTCGGTTGCACACTGGATGGAAGAAGACGATTTTCGCTCCAATGGTGGTGTAATGAATCACGAAACCATCGAAAGCATCTCGAAAAGAAAGAAACCATTTACCGTAGATTACACTGGTTTTGGTTGGACGCTAATTAAGAATGGTGTATTTGAACATGAAGAAATGAAGTATCCTTGGTTCGCTCCTAAGATGCAAGTCTTTGAATCAGGCGAAGTTCAGGATATGTGTGGCGAAGACGTCTCGTTCTGCCTCGATGCAAAGGAAGCAGGTTTTGAGATATGGTGTGATCCTCGTGTTCGTGTAGGTCATGAAAAAACAAGAGTTATATAGTATCTTTGAGGGTGATGAACTTCTTTTTGAAGATCTAACCCAAGATGAATACTTTAATACTATGGAGGACCTTGCATATGAATTTTATGACAATGGTTCTCATAATCCACAAAGGTTAAGAACTGAAATTAAGCAAGTTTAATTATGGCAAAATTTAAGCAAAGTCTAACTGGATCTACATTTGTAGAAACAACCCCGAAAAAGACTCGTCAAGGAACTGGCAAACATTCAAAGTATGCCGCTTCGTCTCGAAATAAAGCACCTAAAAGATACCGAGGACAAGGAAGATGAAACATGTTGAAGGGAAGTCTCCCATTCATCAATTTGCAAGAGCAGAAGAACCTAGATTATTAGATGTTCAACATCATTCTAATTTTATTAGTGAATACCAATTTGACCCGATTCAATTGAATCTGGGTTTTTTTGTAGAGTTTTTTGAGCATTTAGAAAGTAGTGATGCTTATAGGTATCGAAATGATCAAATTGTAAAAGATACTCAAATATATGTAAATGAAGTGCTTGCTTCTGGAATAAGAAAGAATATGTTTGATCCTATAGGGTATGCTTATCCTGAAGTAGATTCCTATGGATTTGATTGTATGACTGATGTATTCCGTGCTTGGAATATTACTTCACGAATTGCGATTGATAATTATATAAACAAATATGAAACGTTAGGGTTGAAACAAATGGACTCTAAGGTTGCTAAGTTACAAAGGACAAAACCAAGTGAAGGTTTTCATAATTGGCATGCTGATCATGGTTCTAATGCACCTTATCGTCAATTAGTTACTATACTCTACTTAAACGATGATTTTGAAGGTGGAGAGACTGAATTTTTATATCAATCGGTAAGAGTTAAACCAAAAATAGGTAAATACGTTATTTTTCCTGCTGCTTGGACGCATACACACCGTGGAAACCCTCCAATTGGTGGTACAAAGTATATCTGCACCTCTTGGGTAGATGAATATCCATCACACGGATCAAAATAAAAAAATTAGGTATAAATAAAGAGGATAATACTAAATATACCATTTAGGATGGCAGTAAAACGTACATCACAAGCATTTAAAGATATCAGTCTATCTTTTAAACCACATCCTGTGACTAAAGATATAACATCTTTAAACAATGAACGTGCCATTACTAGGTCTGTTAGAAATTTAGTTGAAACCATTCCAACTGAAAGGTTCTTTAATTCATCATTAGGTACTGATATTCGAGCAAGTTTATTTGAAAACTACTATCCAACATTAAAGGTCGTTATAAAAGACCAAATTGTTGAATCAGTAACTAGATATGAACCAAGAATTGAAAACTTAAACGTGGAATTAAACGTGAATCCAGATTCAAATGCATTTGATGTAACAGTATTCTTCGATATACGTGGATTAGAAGCACCAACACAAGAATTTTCGTTCCTTTTAGAACCAACAAGATAGTAATATGCCTTTTACTCAATTTACAAGCTTAGATTTTGATCAGATTAAATCCCAAATAAGGGATTATCTTCGTGCAAACAGCAATTTTACTGATTTTGATTTTGAAGGTTCTAACTTTTCAATCTTAATTGATACTTTAGCATACAATACTTATATAAACGCATTCAATGCAAACTTAATTGCGAATGAATCTTTCCTAGATTCTGCAACAATTAGAGAAAATGTAGTTTCTTTGGCAAGAAATATTGGTTATGTACCACGTTCAAAGACTTCTGCAAAGGCACATGTACATTTTACAGTAGAAACTGCCTCAACTAGACCATTATTACATCTAAAACCTGGTTTAGTATGCGTAGGAAAGACAAATAATAGCACATATTCGTTCTCAAGAACACAATCAATGTCTGTTCCCATTGTAAATGGGGTTGCAACCTTTGGATCTGCAGATTCACCTATAGAAGTTTCTCAAGGAACGGTATTATCTGCACAATTTATTGCAAATAATAATACAGATCAAAAATTTATACTACCAAATGGCAATATTGATGCTTCAAGTATTACTGTATTTGTAAGTGGTCCTGCTGATACTGGTCTTGGAAGAGAATTTTCCATGATTGATAACATTTTGAAGATTGATAAGAACTCAGAAATCTTCTTTGTACAGGAAATTCAAGATGAAAGATATGAAATACTGTTTGGTGATGGTTATTTTGGTAAAAAACTAGACAATAACTCCGTTGTAACAGTAAGATACCTTGTTACTGATGGTGAAACTGGTAATGGTGCTTCTGAATTTGATTTTCAAGGTGTATTTGCCGATAGAGACCCTGGTGATGTTAATGTACAAACTGTAATTCCATCAGTTGGAGTTACTATAAACACTGTAAATGGTGCTTCAAACGGTGCTGAGATGGAAGATGTTTCTTCTATTAAGTATTTTGCACCTAGACTGTATTCTTCTCAATACAGGGCGGTTACAGGTAGGGATTATGAGGCAATAATCAAGACAATTTACCCAAAAACAGAGTCTGTTGCCGTTGTTGGGGGTGAAGAACTGACTCCTCCCAAATTTGGTCAAGTTCAAATCAGTATAAAACCAAAAAATGGTACATTTGTCTCTGATTTTGATAAACAGCAAATAAAAAACAAGTTAAAGAGTTATGCGATTGCTGGAATTAACTCAGAAATCGTAGATTTGAAGGTTTTATATGTGGAAATAGATTCAGACATCTATTATAACACATCTCAGGTGACAAATAATGAAAGATTACGCACAAGAATCGTAGATTCTCTTACAAATTACTCAAATACCGTTGATATTAACAAATTTGGTGGTAGATTTAAATATAGTAAGATTTTACAATTAATTGATCGTGTTGATACTGCAATTACATCAAATATTACGAAAGTAAAGATTAGAAGAGATCTAAAAGTCCTAATTGACACCTTTGCACAGTATGAATTGTGTTTTGGTAATAAATTTCACATCAATCCTGAAGGATTTAACATTAAGAGTACTGGATTTACCGTATCTGGGTCAAATGATGTTGTATTTTTAACTGATATACCAAATAAGAAAGAAGATGGTACTTTAGATGGTAGTGGAAAGGGTATTTTGAGTGTTATTACACGAAATCAAAAAGATGAGTTGAAAGTTATTGCAAAATCAGCAGGAACAGTTGATTATACAAAAGGAGAGATAATTTTAAATACGTTAAATATAACATCAACGTCAGTAAGCAATAATTTGCTAGAAATACAAGCGTTTCCCGATTCTAACGATATTATTGGTCTTAAAGATCTTTATCTTACATTTGATGTTTCAAATAGTAGAATAAATATGGTTAAGGACGTAATTGCTTCTGGAGAAGATGTTTCGGGCGTTGTATTCTCAAGAGACTATTACACATCAAGTTACTCTAATGGAGATCTAGAGAGAAAATAAATGAGCATAGGCATCGATAAGCGAATTCAAGTTAATACAATAATTGAAAGTCAGTTACCTGAGTTTATTAGGTCTGATTTTCCATTAACTACGGAATTTCTCAAACAATATTATCTCTCCCAAGAATTTCAGGGTGGTGCAACCGATTTAATTGATAATTTTGACCAATATCTTAAAGTTGATAATTTAGTTCCTGAAGTTGTATTTGGAACTACTGTAACAACATCAGCTCTTGATAAAACATCAGAAACACTTACTGTAACTTCAACTAAAGGATTTCCTGATACATACGGTCTTTTAAAGATTGGTAATGAGATTATTACATATCAGGGTAAGAATGATACTACATTTACAGGTCTTATTCGTGGTTTTAGTGGAATAAGTGGGTTTAGTGTTGGAATATCCACTTCTTTAGATAATGTCAATAAAGAAGGTTTAGTTTTTGAAGATACTGTAGCAGAAGATCATGTAATAGGGTCTGAAGTAACTAATTTAAGTGTTTTATTCATACAAGAATTCTATAAAAAGTTAAAGAAAACTTTTTTACCTGGATTAGAAAATAATGATTTTGTATCTGATCTTGATGTTGGTAACTTTATTAAGAATGCAAGATCATTCTATCAATCCAAAGGTATTGAAGAATCTATAAAAATTCTATTAAAAGTATTATTTGGTGAAGAATCTATTGTTTTAGATTTGGAAGAAAGATTAATCAAACCATCTAGTTCTGAGTTTATAAGAAGAGAAGTTATAATTGCTGAACCTATAAGTGGAGATCCTTCAAAATTAGTAGGACAAACGATTACAAAATCTACAGATTTAGATACTAGTGGATCTGTTTCTGAAGTTGAGATATTAACTAGAGATAATAAAGTATATTACAAGATCTCTCTATTTGTTGGTTTTGATGATAGAGACTTAATTAATGGAATATTCACAATTCCAGGTAAAACTAAAGTATTAGAGAATACTTCAGTTGGTGATAATGTACTTACAGTTGATTCAACTATTGGATTTGCTAAAAGTGGATATGTTTTATGTGGTATTAATTCTATTACATATACTTCAACATCTGTTAATCAATTCTTTGGATGTAGTAATATAGTTGAATCAATCTCTGCTGGATCTGATGTTAGGGCTGATGAAGTTATATTTGGTTATGAAGATGGTGATCTAACAAAGAGAGTTGATTTAAGAATTACTGGTGTTTTATCTGAATTTAGAGCAGTTTCTGATATATCTTTAGTTAATGCTGGAGAAAGGATTTACGTTAAGAATGTTGGAGAATCTATATCTAATCCATCTATCAATAAGACTTATAAGGAAATTTTTGCAAATTCATGGATTTATAATACAAGTTGTAGATATCAGGTTGAGGAAATTGTAGGATCTACCTTTAGATTATCAAGTGCTGTAGATAAATCTAGTTTAAAGAAGGGTGACAAGGTTGAGATATTACAGAGAAACTCTGAAACTGTTGAAATTGCATTTGCTGAAATTACTAATGTTGGTTTAAATAATACTGAAGTTACATTATCTGGATTATCTTCATTTAATCCAGTATCTGGTGCATATTATGATATAAGAAGAAAATTAATTAAAGCAACCAGTAATGGTGTAGAAATATTAGAAGGTGATTCAAAAGTTTTATCTAGTGTTTCAAATGTTTATGTTGATGATGATAAAGATCTATATGTTGCTTCAAACTCATTACCAAGTTATACATTAGGTTCTAATGTTAAAATTATTTCTGTAGGAATAGCATCTGCTATTCCAAATCTATCAGATCATAACAAAGTTACTGATGATTATGGAATGATTGAGTTCCCTAGTAGTGATTTTAGATTAATTACTGGAGATGCAGTTGTATATAACTCTGATAATGCCCTAGAAGGGTTAGTATCGGGTGATACTTATTACATTGAAAAAATACCAATGGGTGCAAACATTGGTGTTACAAGCGTTAGACTGTACCGTTCAAGGAGTCTAATTTTTAACGAAACTAATTGTGTTAGAGTAAAAGAAAAAACATCTATATCAAGTCATGAACTAGTAAAGTTAAATCAAAATAATAAGAAATTAACAGCAAATAAGATTTTACGTAAATTCCCTCTGACCCAAAATTTATACGTTTCTGGTAGTAATCAAGAACCTATTAATGATATTGGAATATTAATTGATGGTGTTCAGATTAGATCACCAATTTCGGAGGATTATATTTACTATGGTCCTATTGAATCTGTAGATGTATATAATTCTGGAGATGAATATGATGTAGTAAATCCACCAAAATTAGTATTGGATAGTAGTATTGGTGGTGGAGTAGATGCTTTAGTAGAACCAGTCATTAGTGGTTCTGTTAAAAATGTTTTTGTAGATCCTCATGATTTTGATATTGAGGAAGTAAAAGCAATATCTTTAACTGGTGGTAATGGATCTGGATGCTTACTAGAACCCATTATTGGTAATAGATTTAGAGAATTAGAATTTGATAGTAGAGATATTTTCTTTGCTGGTGGATTATCAATTGAAGATGAAACTATATCATTCAAAACTGATCATTTCCTTACTACAGGTGAGGTAGTTTATTATAATAGTAATGGAAATTATCCTATAGGTATTGGACCATATAAATCACAAACTAATACTGCTACTGGAACATTAGCAACTGGTGCTCCATATAGTGTTAGAATAATAAATTCTAGAACAGTACAATTACATAATTCAAAAGATGAAGCATTAGCAGGTATTAATACAATAGGAATTTCTACAGCAACAGATGCTGCAGGTATTCATAAGTTTAGAACAATATCTAAAAAGACATTACAATCAGTCAAGGTAATAAATCCAGGTTCTGGTTATCAGCATAGAAATTTATACCTAAAACCTGAAAATGTATCTACTGAATATGCAAAGATAAACTTCAATAAACATGGATTTGCGGATGGTGATTTTATTGAATATACAACATCTGGCACTGTAATCGGTGGATTAAATGGTGTTAATTATTACATATTAAAAATTGATGATAATTCTTTTAGATTAGCAGATTCAAAAGTTAATTATGATAGAGGTAATTATGTTCAATTAACCAGTCAAGGAACAGGATTACAAACTTTTAAATATCCAGATATTGAAGTAAATTGCCAAGTTTCTTTTGGTTCAACTGCTACAGGAACATTTAATTTTACCCCGATTGTTACTGGTGGTATTATTGACACTTATCTTTATGAAAAGGGAAGTAAATATGGAAGCACAATATTAAATCATCAAAGAAATCCAAAAGTAACTATACAAAATGGAAAAAATGGTGTAGTAAAAGCATCTGTTGTTGACGGTAAAATTGTTGATGTTCATGTTTTAAATAGAGGATCTGAATACAATTCACCTCCAGAAATTAGAGTAGAATCCGTTGGTATGACTACTACGGGTGTTTTTGGTAATGGTGCTATTCTTAATCCAATAGTTACTGATGGAAAATTAACGGATGTAAAAGTAATTAATAGTGGTATTGGATATACTAGCAATCAACTCACACTATCTGTTGTTTCTAGGGGTAAGAATGCTCTATTTGAACCAAGAGTTAGAAAATTAACAATTGATAATCAAAAGAGGCAAGGTAATAATGCTTTAATATCTGATGGTGGTGATAATTTACATTTCTCTGTACATGGATATAGTTCAGATATTGCAAGTAATTTTAAGGATGATGGATCAAAGCACTCACCTATTATTGGTTGGGCATTTGATGGAAATCCAATTTATGGTCCATATGGATACACTGATCCAAGTAAATTAGGTCCTAATGTAGGAATTTTAACATCTGGATACAAATTAGATAAAAGTAAAGTTGTAGATCGCCCAGATCATGTAGAAGAGTTTGTTGAAGGATATTTTGTTAATGATTGGCAGTTTAATCCAGACAGTGGAAATTTAGATGAGCATAATGGAAGATTTTGTAAAACTGATGAATTTCCTAATGGTGTTTATGCGTATTTTGCTAGTGTATCAGAAAGTACTCAAACTAATACATTAGATCCAAGTTTCCCATATTTTGTTGGTAAAACGTATAGATCTCCATTCATATCATCAAATACAACATTAACACAAGAATTTGATTTCAATAATTCCAATTTATCTAGAAATACCTTCCCATATAAGGTAGGTGATCCTTTAGCGGATAATGATTTTATTGTAGAGTCTAATGAATTCTTAAGACAATTAACAACCGTAGAATCTGTTACAACGGGTATAATTGATGAACTGCAAGTTTTAGATGGTGGTAGAGATTATAAAGTTGGTGATTATACTGATTTTGATGATACTAACACAGGTGGAACAGGTCTTCGTGGTCAAGTTACATCATTAGCAGGTATTGGTGTTTCTAGTATTCAAACTCAATTAGAAACATTTGAGAATGCAGTATTTACATGGAAGAATGGTAATGAAGTTGTTGCAAAATATGCTCCTTTCATTGAATTAAATGATAAGGATACTGTTTCTATTTCTGGATTGAGTAGTTCTATAGTTCATCTTACAAATTCATTTATTGTTGGTGTTAGCACCGATACTATTGGATTAGCTAAGTCTATGACTGCTAATGCAATAACTCAGGGTAGAGTAGATGATCTTTATGTAAATATTATCCCTAAAACTGTTTCTATTGGTTCTACTTTAAGAATTAAGGATGATGAGATAGTTAAAGTTTTGAATATTTTTGACGTTGGATCTATATTAAGAGTAAAAAGGTTTGGTGTAGGTGTTGCTCATACTTATGGATCTAGAATTGATATATTAAATCAAGAAATTACTATACCAGTTAAGACTGAAAAATTTAATTCTACCCGTAATGATGTTGCATACTTCAATGCTAGACAATCGGTAGGTGTTGGAACAACTGCAGGTAGTAGTATTACTGTTGATTATGTTGTAGGAGAAACAACTACAGAGACACCAATTTTAACTAGAACGATTTATATTCCAAATCACCCATTTAAGACTGGTCAAGAATTAACATTTACAAAGAGAGGAACTGCTTCATCATTGGTTGTGGGTGATAGTGATCAACCAACCAATTTGTTTAATATTCCAAATGTCACTACTGATACCTCTACTGTTTATGCCATCAATAAAGGTGAAAACTATGTTGGTCTTGTAACTGAGAGAACTTCAATTGGAAGTACAAGTGAAGGTTTATTCTTCCACGGTAATGGATCTGATGACTTTGAATATCTTTTAGAGACTAATCATACTCAAGTTACAGGTGATATTAATAAAATTACTTCAACAATAGTTACTAAGATTGGATTAGCAAATACTACAACACATGGATTAAGTAATGGTGACATTATTAATCTAAATGTTTTACCTAATGCTGTTGTTGGACTTGGATCTACTGCACCATTAGGATTAACATTTGATTCAGAATATGAAAAGTTATTAGTTAATAGTGTTGGATTTAATTCAACTGGTATTAATACTGTAACTTCTTCAATAACATTAAATGATCATGGATATAAAACTGGCGATAAACTTTTATACAGTGGTACAGATATTTTTGGTAATGATGATCCAGCAGAGGGATTAACAGAACCTTCTTATTATGTTTATGAGTTAAGTTCAAATGAATTTAGATTGGGTGAAACTTTAAGTGATGTGGAAGTTAATCCACCAAGATTAGTTGGAATTACATCAACTGGTGGTCAAAATCACGTACTTTCATTAATTAATCCTCAAATTAGATCTACAAAAAATTCTACATTATCATTTAATGTCTCTGACACTAGTTTAAGTGGTTATGATCTTAAATTCTTCTATGATAATAATTTTGAGAATGAATTTATTAGTTCTCAAGATAGCAGTGTATTTAATAGAACAGGTGTTGGTACTGTTGGTGTTGGATCAATGTCTACAATATCTCTCACGTTTAGTGAGACCACACCTACATCACTATTCTATGCAGTAGAAAAGTCTGGTTATATTAGTACAGCAGATCCTCTAGTTAAAAATTATTCTGAAATTAAATTTGTTGATAGTGTTTATAGTGGATCTTATAGAGTTTTTGATATTACTGCAGATACATTTAAGATTTCTCCAAGATCTGTTCCAGAACTTCTTTCATATATGGAAGATCAGTGTGAAACAATAGAATATTCTACAGAATCAAAAACTGTTACTGGTGCAATTAAAGATATTAAGGTAATTTCTAGGGGATTTGATTATAAGCGTATTCCTAAATTTGTATCTGTTAATAGTTTAAATGGTAAGAATGCAAATATTGTTGCACTATCAACATCAATTGGAAGAATTGGTGATGTTAGAATTGTTGATATTGGTTACGAGTATCCATCAGATAAGACTTTAAACCCAGAAGCATTTGTATCTCCTGTTATTAGAATTGACAATGTAGATAGTATAACTGGTATTAATGTAATTGACGGTGGTTCTGAGTATCTTTCATCACCTGATATAATCGTTTATGATCCAGAAAGTGATAAAGTTGTGGATGAAACTTCTGCACTTGCAAATACACCTAATCAATCAATATCAACTATTGAGATTATTGCACCAATACAAGGATTAAATTCTGTAAATCATAGAGTTGTTGCAGTTAATAACTCAAATGGTATTGGTATTAATTCAATGGCAGGTAGTTTCTCAGGAATTATTACTTGTACATTAGAAACACCGATAACTGGATTTATTACTCCACCTTTTGCTAATGGTGATGAAGTATTTGTTGAAGGTGTTGAATTATATGGTGAAGCTGGTATTGGAACTCAAGGTAATATTGGTTCTGCAGGTATTGATACTGGTGGAACAGGATATAATTCTGAGAATTATCAATTCCAATTCTTTAAAGTAGAGAATTATACAAATTCAAATCCAGCAGTAGTAGAATATAGTGTAGCTGGATTAACAACAAATCCAGGTGTTGCAAAAACATTCCAATCTGGATATGCAAATATTATAAACAAATCAAACTATCCTGTATTTGAAGTAGTTCAGAAAAGAGGTAAATTCTTACTTAATGAGAATTTACTACTTGAAGAAAATGGTTTATTCCTTTCAAAGGATTTGGTTGTTGTAGAATCTAGAGAAGATTTTATTAAAATTGATGGTACTTATGATATACAGATAGGAGATAGACTTAAAGGTTCTAATAGTAATGTTAGTGCGACAGTTACTTCTATTGTTGGAAATAGAGCTAAGTTTAAAGTAGATTATTCTAATAAACAGGAATATGGATGGATTGATAATATTGGTAAATTGGATGAAGATTTCCAAGTTCTTCCTAACAACGATTATTATCAAAATCTTTCATATTCTATTAAGAGTCCAGTTACTTGGGACAAATTAGTTGATCCTATCAATAGATTAGTTCATCCATCAGGTCTTAAGAATTTTGCTGATGTTGGTATAGCTTCCAGTATTAAAGTTGGTATTGGAACTACAATTCAAGCAACACCAGTTATAGTTGTTGATATTTTAGATGATAAGAGAGTTGATACTATAAACAACTTTGATCTTGCAAGAGATTATGATGCTAGACCAGAAAATGATCCAACAAAATCTAAATTTATTACTTTTGATAACTTAAAATTAACTGATTATACAAAATGTAAATCCAACAGAGTTTTACTTCATGATGATATTAGTGGTAGATTCTCAAGTAAAGGATATCAAGATTCATTTACTGAAATTGAAGAAGTAGAAAATGATTTCACAAAATATCTAATTCAAACAACAAATGCGGATACCTATGATGTTCAACTTAATGAATTAACAGTATTAACTACTACAACCAATGCATTTTTAGTGGAGAAGTCAGGAGATTTCTCAAATATGAAATTGGGTGATTTTACAGCAACTTCTGATCTATTTGGAAGAAAAACTTTACTATTCAGTCCTACAGATCCAAATGATCGTGATCATGATATAAAAGTTCTTAAATCTGAATTTACAAGTAATGCAATTACTTCTGGATCGCAGTCAATTGGTAGTATTGATATTACTGGTATTAATGTTAAAGCTTCTATTGCCAGCACTGATACAAATAACAATATTATAGGATTTACAACAACAACAATTGCAGAATTCCCAGAAACCGATTTTAATGGTTTTGTTGCTGATGTATTACTTCAGGATGATATTACTAAGATTATCAATTATGGTGAAGTAACTGTTGATTTTGATGGTACTAATATCTACTATGCAGAAACATATGTAGATACTTTAAATTCTACTTACAGTGCATCTAGAGTTGGTATTCTAACTGCAAAATACGAATCTGGAAAAATATACTTAGAATGTGAAAATCAAACCAAAAAACTTATTAATGTAAGTGCAAATATTGTTGGATTGGGAACTACTACGGCTGGTATATCAACTTATCGTTATTCTGTTCCTGGACAACCAGGTGGTTCAGAAAGAAGTGCTAGATTAGAGTCATTATACAAAACTGGAACTTCAACTCCAATTTTAGTTACTAGAATTGACAAGAGAATTGATAGTTCTGTTAAATCTATTGTAAGAGTTTGCAATGAAATGCAAAAATCTGCAATACATCAGGTTGTTACTCTACAAGATTCGGGTGATGTTACAACAATTCAATATCCATTTATAGGATCTTCTAATACTGGAATAGGTACTTTCGGATCTGTTACAAGTGGGGATTTTGTTGATATTAATTTCTATCCAGATACATCCCAAACATCATTAATTGAAGTTCAATCATTCAATACAGTGTTTAATACTGTAAATGATTTTGTAAATACTCCAGATCCACTTAAGATTGGTCCAACATCAAGAGAATTATTCCTATCTGCCTATGATGGTAAAAATGGTGATAGGGCAAATAAGGTTAATTTTGAACTAAAACATGAAGGTATTCCAATTTACAGGAAGGTATTTAATCCTGCAGATACAACTCAATTAGAAAAACATAGTGGTCAATTTACTATTGCAGATCATTTCTTCAATGATAATGAAGAACTAACTTATAAACCTGGATCTAGTTTTGTTGGAGTTGGTGCAACAGCAGTTTCTATAGCATCTACAACAAACAATGCTGGTCTTGTAACAACTATACTACCAGAAACTGTATTTGTTAAGGTTATAGATGAAGATAAATTCAAATTATACAGTAGAAAAGAATATATTACTGCTGGTGTTGCAATAACATTTACTGGTGTAGGTGAAGGTAATGCACATACATTGGATATGACTAAGAAACTATCCAAGACTGTTATTGGATTAGATGGAATTGTTCAGCAACCAATTACATTTACTACTATTGAACATCATACAAGAGATGCTATTGGTGCTGGAACTTCACAATTTGTTCTTAGTGGTATTAGTTCTGTTCAACCTAGAGATGTTCTAAAGATTGGTGAGGAATATATGAAGGTTGAGCAAGTTGGTTTCTCCAGTTTGCCAGAAGGAATAATTAATGATTCTAAAGACGTTTCACTAGGTATATCCACTTTACCAGTGGTTAAAGTTAGAAGAGGATCTTTGGGTATAGGAGCAACTCCACACGCTGGTGTAAGCACTGCTATGGTTCATAGAGGATCATTTAACCTTGTTGATAGTACTGTATGGTTCTTAGATCCACCAAAAGGAAATACAAGAGAAAGAAGAAATGATACAAACTTACCTTATGTAAAGGCAGAATTTAGTGGAAGAACCTTCTTAAGGAGTAATTATGATACAAATATGGTATTTGATGATATTTCTGATGTATTTACAGGAATAGGAAAAACTTATACTATGACTGTTGGTGGTGCTAACACAATAACAGGTGTTGGTATTGGAAACGGTATATTATTCATTAATGGTGTATTCCAAACACCACTTACCTTTAATAATGCAGGTAATAACTACGAATTTGATACAGATACTAATGTTGGTATTTCTAGTGTTGTATTTACAGGAATTAGCTCAGAAAATGGAACTCCAATGCAGTCTGAGTTTGATATTAATCAAAATCAATTACCAAGAGGTGGTCTGATTGTTTCTATGGGATCAACACCTGGTCTTGGATATGCTCCTCTTGTTGGTGCAACAGTTAAAGCAAATCTAAAAAATAATACTAATTTATTTGCTGCTGGTTCTATTACTGATGTTGTTGGAGTCGGTACATCTTCAAAATATAGTTTAGGTATTCAAACTGCTGCTTATGATAATAAAACTGGAATTATAACAGTTACTACCAATACTACTCATGGTTATGCTCTTGGATATCCACAAACTGTTCATTTGAAGGATCTGGAATTCAAGTGTCCAACTAAAGATGTTGGTACTCCTGTTACTGGTGGCACAGTATATGATCCATCAACTGGTGAATTAACAATAAAAATCGTTAATCATGGACTTCAAAATGGTGATGCTATTAAATTTAAGAAAGAATCATTAGTATTCAGTTGCACATTTGGTAGTGGTGGAAGTAAATCTTATCCTAGAGAAACTGATCCTGCATTTGACAAGTATCTTTACATCGATACAGTAACCCCAGATACTTTTAAGGTTAATGTTTTATTAGGAACAACTCCAACTAATACAGATCCTCATACATTTGTTTCTGCAACTGCAAATGCTGTTCAGACTCTCAACTATGTTGGTATTACAACTTCAATTTTCCAAGATCATGAAAGAGCATTACCAGTAGTTGGTATTATATCTGATAGAACATTTGAAGTTCAAGTGGGAATGACTACTATTCCTCATACCTATCATGGTGGTGGATATACATATGAGTTCTTCAATGATCTAACATTTGGTTCTGGATATAGAGATCCTGTTTCTGTTATTGTTAGTGATATAGAATTTGCTCACAAATTTGTCTCATCTAGTGCAAATTCAATTGTTGCTAATACAACAACCAACTTTACACCATCAACTGTTGATTATGCTTCATCTACTGGTGATTTAATATTAACAATAGGTAATAATCACGGATTATCACAAGCAACTTTACATGATATAGATGGTGCTACTTATAATCCAACAACTGGTGCGGTGACAATTACTGCAGGTGTATTGACTAATGGTCATAATTTCTCAAATGGCGATTATATTAAGATAGCAGATAATTCAATAACCTTCACTTGTGATATGGATGGTAATGTATCTCAGAAGACTTATCCTAGACCTTCTGATCCTATAAGTGGAAAATGGATTACTATTAGCAATGTAACTCAATTTACATTTGATATTAATGTTGGAACATCACCTGGAGTATCATTTACACCTTCTAATGCAAATTATGATCCAGTTACAGGTTTGATGGAATTGGTAATAGGTGCTCATACTCTAAGACCAGGTACAAGTATCAAACTTGCATCTGAATCGATCAAATTCATGTGTGATGTAGATAACAACTCTGCTGAAAAAGCATATCCAAGGGCAACAGATCCTTTCAATGATACTGCAATCAAGATTGAATCTGTTACAGATACATCTATTACAATCCAAACATTAACTACAATACCATCAACAAATATAACAAAACATACTTTCTCTAGTGCTAATCCGAATGCAGTAACAACTGGTGGAAATTATACACACGCATTTGTTAGTAATCAAGATGTTGCAAAACAAGCATTATCTAGAACAACCGATACTGTTACAATCGTAACAGAATCTTTGAACTTTACTTGTTCTAGAGATAATCATAATAGTGTTCATCCATATCCAAGATCAACTGATCCAGCTGCTGGACAAACATTAGGAATTGATAATGCTACATCAAATACAATTACTATTAATGTTGGATCTGGTGGAGGTGGTGGAACTGGTGCTGTTATTGAAACAAAAGTTGCAACTAATAAGCATAAATTTGAAAGTTCTCAAGCAAATAGCGTTACAGTTTCCTATGGAACTACAACTATAACAGATGCAACTTATGAACCATCAACTGGTGAATTAATTATTACTAGTAATAATCATAATGTTAGTGGTGCTTCTACCATAACACCAACAAATGCATCTTATGTTAAGAATACTGGAAATCTAACTCTAACTAAAACTAATCATGGATATCAAGTTGGTGATAAGATTTTAATTGAAAATTATGGTCTAACATTTACATGTACTAAAGATAACAATCAAACAGAGCATTCATATCCAAGACCAACTGATTATGCAAGTGGAAAATGGTTAAGTATCGCAGCAGTTCCTAGTGTAGATACATTCAGAGTTAATGTAAATCCAAATCCATCTGAATCACAATTTACACATACATTCGTACCTAGTAAAACTGTAAATGGTTGTATTCAAAAATCAAATGCAACTGCAACAATCGCACCTAACTCTCTTATATTCAGATGTGCTCAAGATAGTTATCAAACAATCCATGCATACCCAAGAACAACTGATCCAGCATACAATACAGCATTGCCTGTTGGTAAGGTAACAATAAACACTATGAGATTGCAGGTAGGTAAATCACCTGCTGGAACTGGTGGTGCATTAGAATTTACTGTGAAGAATCCTGGTGCAAAATACGTTAATCCTCTGATTGAAACTCCACAACCAGTTTATGAAGATATGCCAGTTGTTGGTATTTCTAGATTAGGTGTAGGAAAAACTGAAGATACTGGAAAGAATTTATTAATGAATTTAAAAGTTGGTGCTGCTAGAACTTCAGTTGGTACTGCTAAGAGTATGTTTGAAATATCCGAATTTACTATTTCAAGACCTGGTCATTCATTTGCTGTTGGTGATAAATTTAAACCAATTGGATTAGTTGTTGATAAGAGATTACAGCAACCATTACAAGAGTTTGAATTAGAAGTTGTTCAAACATTTAATGACTACTTCTCTGCTTGGCAATTTGGAGAATTGGATTTCATTGATAGTTTAAATTCCATGCAGAATGGAACTAGAAGAAGATTCCCACTATTCTTTAATGGACAACTATTAAGTTTTGAAATTGATGAAGACTCAGTATTAGGTGATCAAATAGATTTAAATGCTGTTTTACTAATATTCGTAAATGGTGTTCTACAAACACCAAAATATGCTTATCAGTTTGAAGGTGGAACAACATTTACATTTACTGAAGCACCAATGGCAAGTGATAAAGTTGATGTATTCTTCTATAAAGGTCAAGATGGTGTTGATATTGAACTTGTTAATGTGAATGAAACTATTAAGATTGGTGATGATGTTATTCTTCATAAGCATCCATCATATCCAGATACTATAGACCAAGAAAAAGAAAGAACTATAAAAGATATTCTTGGTTCTGATCTTGTTGAAACTACAATGTATCGTGGTATTGGTATTAATGAAAATCAATCCAAACCTCTTGATTGGACAAAACAAAAAGAAGATAAAATTATTAAAGGTGAATTAATTTCTAAAGCAAGAGAAACTATTGAACCTCAAATATATCCAACAGCAAAAGTAATTTATGATGTAACTACTACTGATGGTGCTGGTCTTACTGGTGGAATATTTGTAGATGATGCAGAATCATTCTTCTATGAAGATATAGACAATCCAGCATTAGAATCTGGTGACAGATATAATGTGGTTATTAGTGCAGTCGATGCATTATTAATGTCACCAGCAACTTCAACTCCTGCAGCAATATCTGCTAATGTGAGTGCTGCTGGAACAATTACATCTTTAAATATAGATAATTCTGGTAGTGGTTATGTTGGTTCTGCTGCCACAATAAGCATTGCTGCTCCAATTGGTGTTGGTATTGGAACAACTGAAAAATCTAAGTATGCTGTTGTTGGTGTATCTACATTTGCAGAAGCAACTGCAACTATAGTAGATGGAAAAGTAACTGATTATGATATTACTAATATTGGATTGGGATATAGTGAAATAAATCCACCTCAGTGTATAGTTAGACATCCACAATATGAAACTGAGAAGATTACTTCTTTCTCAAATGTTGAGGGTTATACTGGTATTATTACTGGAATAACAGGAACAAATGCTGGTGGTGGAAAACAACTTAAGTTCTTCTTCACATCATTTAAATCAAATGCAAATAAATTAGCAGTTGGATATCCTGTTCTAATTAAAGATACTAAAATATCTGTTGGATCTGGAGTTACTTCTGTTGATAATAATGATGATGAAATTGTTTCAATTGGATCAACTTTCCTTGATAATATCTACAAGGTTCATTCATTCATTCAATTGAATGATAATCAGGCAGAAATTACATGTAATGTTCTAAGTACAACTAACGGTATTGTTGGAATAGCAACAACTGGTTTCTATGATCAAACTAATATCGGTGCAACAATATCTCTTGGAAAATTAACTTGGGGTAGATTATATAATGGAACTAGATCAACATCACCAATTTCTATTGGAGTTACTGGTCTAACTGTTGATTCTGGACTATCAACATTCCCAACTATTCAAAGAAGAAATTATGGTGGTGTTGATGCAGAACCTGGACTTAGAAATACTGGTTCTATAAGGGTAGTTACTGGATTATAATAAACAGTGTAATTATGTCTATAAATAAAGAAAAAATGTCTAATTTATAATCATGCCAGCAATTGTTACTGATCAGTTTAGAATTTTAAACGCA